GGGTAAGGAATATACCGAAATTATCACAAAAAAACAAATCGATATGGCCTGGTCTAAAACGAAAATGAAGTCGAATTCTGTTCAGAGAGAATTCCCCGAGGATATGGCCAAGCGGACAGTTATTAATAAGACCTGCAAAATGTACGCTAATACCTCGGATGATAGTGACCTACTGGTTGGATCCTTTAACAACACGGCTGGGGACTACGACAAAGAGGAAGAAGTTGCAGAGGAGATTGAATCCAACGCTAACGGAATGGTCATCGACATTGAAGCCGATCCAGTGACAACGGAGCCTGTAGTAAACGACATAAAAGAGCCGGATAAGAAAGAGCCGGTAACGTCTACTGGCCCGGATTTCTAGGATATGAAACTTAAAGTTATTGGGTCCAGCAGTAAAGGCAACTCCTATATCCTCGAAACGCCAACCGGAAGCCTGATCTTGGATTGTGGTGTTAGATTCAAGGAGATTCAGAAGGCACTAGACTTTGATCTGGCAAGTATTCATGGGTGTCTAATAACTCACTCACACAAGGACCACAGTAAGGCCGCTAAGGACGTTATGAGGGCGGGGATTGATGCCTACATGACACTCGATACCGCAACTGCAATTAATGCAGAAGGTTATCGCATGGAACTCATCACGGTTGGCAGACAATTCAGCGTGGGGGACTTCACGGTCCTCCCTTTTCCCACTGAACACGATTGCCCGGGCGCGGTTGGTTATCTCATTCAATACAGACCGACCGGTGAAAAGCTGTTATTTGCAACGGACACATATTTCATCCGACATAGGTTCAATGGATTAAATTATATCCTCATTGAGTGCAATTATTGCTTAGACATCCTGAAGGCCAATGTTGAAGCCGGGCGAATCCCCGAGAGCCTGAAGAACCGTATTTTAGAGAGCCATTTCAGTTTGGACAACCTCAAGGCATTCCTTAAGGCTAATGATCTTAAGGCAGTAAGGCAAATAGTCCTGATTCATTTATCAGACAGCAATTCTAACGCATCGAGGATGATATCTGAGATCAACGAACTCACAAAAAAGGAAACAGTGGTTGCCGATTCCGGCATGGTTATAGATTTAGATTTGTATCCGTTTTAAGGGAAAACGTAAAGAAAGAAGGCATAGTTGATATGAAAGCACTTGGAATCGTTCGCAAAGTTGATGAACTCGGTCGCATTGTTTTACCGATTGAATTACGCAGATCATTGAACATAGTTGAGGGAGAACCTCTTGAAATACTCGCTGATGAAAAAGGGCTATACCTCCGTAAATATGTCGCTGGATGCATGATCTGCAAGGGCCTTGAGGGACTGGTTGAGTTTGGTGGCACTAAGTTGTGCAAGAAGTGCGCGCAAGTAATTGTAGACAAGTAGTAGAACGGAGGAGGGGAAAGGTAAATGTTTTATTCTGAAGTTGACTGCGAAGAATGTGAGAACTACGAGGATTCGGAAGCGTGTGATGACTGCACCAATAACCCTGATCACTATGACAACTTCGTGAGTAGTAGCCCGGAGAAAAAGGCGGAACGAATCAAGGAACAAAAGCGAAAGTTCATCGCCAGTATTCCAAAAGAGGAAGTATCTATCGAACCTACTCCGGAGTTCATGGAACGCTTGAAACTGGCGTGGAAGTTCATCCCAACTGTAGAGAGCGAGAACGAACGCCACTATTGTGTGTATTGTGGCAAAGACTATCTGATGTCTACCGATCAGTACAGAATGGCAAAGGTCAATGCTGATTGTCCTAAGGAATTCGTTGGTAGGCATTTAGTTTGGAATGACCTAGAAAACAAGCTTTATATCAGAGCAGCGAAATATGAAACTGTTTTATCGAATGGACAGGCACAGGAGCTTCTTGATAAATCCGAAGGATGGAAGATCACAGGAATTAAGAGCTCAATCCCATTCAAGGATATTCAACCCAGTGAAGGTGACGAGGGTAAGGATATTCACGTCATGCTCTGTAATATCGTCAGATTGAAAAAGTTCTACGTTAATGATGTCCTTGAAATCATACCCGATGATGAGTTAATTACAGTCACCTATAAGGGCATGATTGATGCGATAAGGATCAAGGCTCTTGGAATTGATGCACTGATATTACCGATTCGGTACCTTAGGGAGGGGAAATAGTGCATGGAACCTTACGAATTCATGCAGAAGCAATCCCTTCCCTATGCGGCCAAGATAATCCATGCCACGCTAATAGCCCATGAGTTCGAGGACTGGGCCATTGAACACGATAAAAACATATGCGTTAGCGTCGGAGGGCTCGACAGTATTACTCTTTACTACTTTCTTAAGTCAATAGGAATTAACGCAACACCCGTTTCCGTTTCAATCATTGAAGATAAAAGTAATCAGGAGATTCACAAGCAAATACCCGGCATGGTTTTCTTAAAACCTCTAAAGAGCAAGACACAGGTCATTAAAGAATTTGGTTTTCCTGTTATTTCTAAGGAAAAGGCCGGAAAAATCCAGATGTTGCAGAGGCCAACTGAAAAGAACGCAACGGTTCGACATGCGATCATGACTGGTGAATGCGGGGAATTAGGTAAATTCAAAACGATTGCAACAGGTTCCCGAATGAGATTACCACAGAAATGGCTTAACATATTCGGCGGACCAGAAAATGAGAAGTATGGAACGGATTACAGGACAGCGCCTTTCAAGGTGTCACCCGATTGTTGTTACTGGATGAAGGAAAGGCCTGCTCATGACTGGCAAAAAGAAAACAACATGATTCCCTATCTTGGTCTAATGGCATCCGAGGGTGGCCAACGTGAGAAAAGCCTCACGAGGAATGGCTGCAACTACTTTGGGAAGACAACAGTAAGGAGTTGCCCATTCGCGATATTCAGCCGACAGGATTTACTCCAGCTCTCCCTTGATTTAAATGTCCCAGTCCCTAAAATCTACGGTGAAATAGTGAGAGATTCGAACGGAGAGCTAAGGACAACGAGAGCACAAAGAACCGGTTGTAGTATGTGCGGTTTTGGAATCCACATCGAAAGTCGTCCTCATCGGTTTGATCGGCTTCGAGAGGATAATCTCAAGGAGTGGCACTTCTGGATGTACACGATGGGGTGGGGTAAGGTCCTGACGTACATTGGGATTGGTTGGGAGGACTTGGTTGTGGAATATACGCAAACTGAGATGTTTGGCTAAGAGGGTGATTAAATGGCGTGGATCGAATCAAATCAAGAGATAGGCAGGCATCCGAAAACTAAGAAACTCGCTAGACTACTAGACGTTTCTATAGTCACAACTGTTGGCCATCTCCACTATCTTTGGTGGTGGGCTCTAGATTTTGCTCAAGATGGTCTACTTAGTAAATACGATGAAAGTGATATTTCAGATGCATGTATGTGGGAAGGCGATGAAAAGCTCTTCGTAAATATGCTCGTCAAGTCTGGCTACGTTGATGTGACAGAGAATGGACTATTTATCCATGACTGGTACGACTATGCCGGAAGGATAGTTACTCAAAGGGAAATAACCAAAGAAAAGACCAGGGATAGGGTGAAGAAGTACAGGGAAAAGGTTAATAAATCATGTAACGCTGATGTAACGCGTTACAGTAACGCTTGTAACGCTGATGTAACGCCATGTAACGCTCCTACCGTACCCAACCCAACCGTACCGTACCCTACAGTACCTACTAACAACAACAATAACGCGCTTGAAAGTGAAAATGTTTCTGAAACGATTGGAACGGAGACGGTTGACATGGCAATCGGTACCCAAGCTGTTAACTGGGCCGAGAAGAACTGGGGACGAATGATACCCAAGGGTGAAGCTGATACCATTATTGCCTGGTGTGATGAATTTTACTCAAGGGGAAGCTTAGAGCCGGACGCTGTGGTCATCGAAGCGCTGAGGAGTTGTCTTAATGCAGATGTCCGAAATATGCATTATCTGAAAACTGTACTTACCGATTGGAGAGAAGCTGGGGTCCTAACCGTGGCTCATGTTGAAGCACGTGAGGTTGAACGTAAAAGCCAAAAAGAGCACAAGCGTGGTAAGGATCCGGGTGATAAGCCATCGACTAAGAAATCATCAACCAAGTACGATAATTTTTATTTGTAAGGAGGACAAGCCATGAACAAACTATATTATTTCTCTGGAAATGACGAGGATTCTGGTGTCTTCGTTGGAGCGAAAACATGGCGTGAAGCTAGAAACTTTGCCATCACCCATGAGTGCATGGATTTCTCTGAATTTATTGAAATACGAGGAAGCTTATGTAAGCAAGAAGGAAAGATTGTATATACGGAATTAGCCGGAGAACACGGAGCAGATGATTTATTAGCCACTGGTTATACAGGTTTTTGGTGGATGGGAGATTGTGCTAAGTGCGGAAAATGGCACGAAAGATTAAATCCGGTAAACGGACAGCTAATCTGTGGGCAATGTGAAGATCCAGAGGAAGAGGGGGTAATCAATAATGCTAAATAGAGTCGTGTTAATCGGTCGCCTTACGAAAGACCCAGATCTGCGCTACACAACCAACGGAGTGGCCGTAACAAACTTCACGCTAGCAGTAGAGCGCAACTTTAAAAACGCTCAAGGTGAAAAGGAAACAGACTTCTTTAATTGCCAAGTATTCAAGCAGCTGGCCGAACTATGCGCCAACTATCTTGCTAAAGGAAAGCTCGCCTCGATTGATGGACGGATCCAGATCAGGACCTATAACGATAAAGATGGTCAAAAGCATTGGGTTACTGAGATTATCGGGGAGAATGTTCAGTTTCTGAGTCCGAAGGGTGAGAGTAGCCAGACGGAGGCACCAGGTAGTAAGTACGGTCATGAAGTTAATTTGGACGATGATATCCCATTTTAAGGAAATTGATAAGAGCGAGAATGTGGAGGGAAAATTGTGGACGAGACTGAGTTTTCACCAGGACCATGGGAAACGTTCAGATACCGTGATGGAGAGCAAAAAGGATTATACGTTAAACAGGTCGGCGACAAGGGCCTATTTTTAATCAGACATACCTTTGACGGTATTCAAGCAGAAGCCAATGTGAAACTTCATAGCGTCTGCACCTGATATGTACAAGGCACTCAGCGAGATCTTAACGCGAATAGCGAATGTGCCCTTAGATAAAAATGTTCTGACGATTATAACGCTATGTGAACGAGCCATAGTTAAAGCAGAGGGAAGTGAGTGGAATGAGTAGAGAGATTAAATTCAGGGCGTGGGATAAGAACAGAAAGGGTTATATAAACGGTTTTAATATGTTTGGGTTTTCGAGAGGACAGGGGTGTCTATATAAAAAACTACAAAGATTTTCTGACGAATGGAAAGACGGAGATTTTGAACTTCAACAATTCACTGGCCTTAAGGATAAGAATGGCAAGGAAATCTATGAGGGAGACATCATGCGAAACGTCAAGAACGGATGTATTGCTACCGTTCAATGGCATGGCACAATGGCTGGATTTGTGCTTTCAAATTTGAAAGAGAAGTCACAGACAACACGAGAATGGGGTGAACTTTTTCGCGCTTACGACAAGTACGAAGTCATCGGCAATATCTACGACAATCCAGAATTGCTGGTGCAAGAATGAAACATAACGAAAGCGATGAGCAACAGGCCCTATTCCAGTGGGCAAAAATGATGCAAGCCCAACATCCTGAACTCTCACTACTCCATGCAATTGGCAACGGTGGAAAACGAAACGTGATCGAAGCAACCAGAATGAAGCGAGAAGGAGTGCTAGCAGGGGTTAGTGACATAATGTTGCCAGTTTCACGGAACGGATGGCATGGGTTGTATATCGAGTTGAAAGTAAAAGGTGGTCGTGCTTCTAGTAGCCAAAAATGGTGGCTAGGGGAAGTTACTAAGCAAGGATATTTAGCAAGGACTTGTTACGGATGGATTGAGGCGAAGGAAGTTATTGAGGAATATTTGGGGCATGAACGATGAAGAGATAAAGGTGAGGCTGGGGATCCTATGGATTAAGTACTTAGCCTTGCCAGACGTGGATGATGGAGGAGGTAAATGATGAAGAGGGAAACAAGAATTTACAAGGATGTAATCGCGGGTCTAGGAGCAATATCAAGTGTGATCTTATTCCTTCAAAATAATGTTGCGGATTCGATTTTCGTATTAGTTTTAGCGGCTGCGCTTTGGCTGAAAGGAGATAGATGATGGAGTGTCCTTCTGGGATTAGAGTTTGTCCAAATGGATGGACTGATTGCAATCTGTGTGCTAATAACGAGGCATGTAAGAATGGAACATACACAGCGGAGTTAGAGGATCACGAACTGGAGACTGATCTAGGTATTGTCATTGAGAATATAGAGCTTCCTGTACCGGCTGAGGTTGGTAAGTCAGACGCTAGTATCAGAGTGACATGGGCATCTAGGTTTAATGCTATGACAGAGGCTGAACGATGGGTAGAGCATCGAAAGTATCATCCGCCAAACTTACTGCATAAGGAAGAGGTCAAGTGCATGATGGGGGCGATATCTCCAGGAGGTGGAGGAAGTAATAGCGTGAAGAAAGAAAAGAAGGGAACTAAGCCAACGATATATAAATGGGGAGAGTTCAAATAGTTAAGCATAACATGGTTGACATAAATTGACAAGGTAGTGTATACTGGACGTAGGGTTGTGCCCAAGTGTAAATGAGGGCATAATGACAGCAATGTGGCGGAATAGGTAGACGTACACTCGCGGGTGCAATGCATTGGTGAAAGTCCAATACCGTAGGTAGCAAAGACACGGTTACACGGCCCGGGGAAGTTACTATGTAAGGTGCAAATCCTTACCATTGCCACAAAGACGTATCTAAATGGATGCGTCTTTTCTTATGCCCAAATATAAAGAAACCGCCCTTTTGGACGGCTTTTTACTTTAGAACTTAATCATTATCTCCCCAAGCCTTACCTAGCCAAACAACTCCAGCGATACCAACAGCATGGATAACTAACGAACGAGGACTCCAAAAACTATTTTTACTTTTTTTCATTCCCATCATTTACGAAAACCTCCTTAAGTTTTTATATTAACAAATTTAGTCTTTGTTATCTAGAGACTAATGATACTAGCAAAAATTTGTAAGTAAGCAGAATGGTTGGTTAAAATTATCGATAGACGTGGAGAAATCTGCGTCTTTTCTTATGCCCATTTATTATATTAAGGCGGTGGATTTATGCTGAAGCCAGCTTTCGCATACAAGGAAAAGTTGCAGCAGAAGTACAACGAGATTCTATTTCAGGATAAATATAAGTTTTTCAATTGTGAAAGTTACTGGGATTATGAATTTAAGCTTAGCCCAGATTCGTGGACATCTATCGAAATGGTTAGTGTTGATTCCAAGGACAATGTGATTGGATTCTTTAGAGCAGCCATTAGCAGATCAGCAGATAAGGTATCTTCTTTAGGAGTTGCAAATTTTTATAAAGCTAATACAGTTTTCGCTAAAGACTTAAAACAATTCGTTATGGACTTATTGTTTAAGTTTAATTTCAGAAAGATCGAATGGACTGTAGTAATCGGGAATCCGGCAGAGGAAATATACGATAGGTTTATTTCAAAATACGGTGGCAACACCACTGGTATCCAGAGAGAGACAGTCAGATTGCAAGATGGTAAGTATTACGGCATGAAGGGATATGAATTGTTTCGAGCCGAGTTCAAGCAAAGGCGGTGCGGTAAGCATGACCAAGAAGAATAAAAAGCAGAAAGAATCGGCTAAATCCCCACCAAAGATTAAGTATGAGGATACGGAAAAGTTTAAAGCATATGACTACATGATGCGAAGCAATAGAGGTGTGGGATGCCGTTAAGATCGTTGAGACCATGTAAGCAAGTAGGATGCCCACAGTTAACTAGGGACTCAAGTGGTTACTGTGATGAACACATACATGCAGTCAATGAACAACAGACTAGGTATGAAAGGTATCGGGGATCGGCAAGGCAACGTGGATACGACAGTACATGGGAGAGACTACGCAAGATAGTTCTCAGAGAGAACCCCTTGTGCCATGACTGCCTGGACAGGGACAGGATCACACCCGCCAAGGAAGTACATCATATCAAGAAGGTAAGAGAGCACCCTGCGCTAAGGTTAGTTAAGAGTAACCTAATGTGTCTATGTTCCCAGTGTCATAAGAGTAGGACAGGCAAGGGAGAGTGACTAAGGCAGGGGGTAGGGGGGCCTTATTCTCTACAGCTTTTTACAGCAGGACCGATGCCCAGGTTCGTGTGAGAAAAAATCCGTTTTTGAAACTTTTTAGGGAAATGTGAGGCGGTAAATCGTGATAAAAACATATATAACACAGGGCGCAATGGAAGTTTTACATGATATCGCATCAAGGAGAAGCCATGAAGAGCTTAAGGCTGAAAGCGACAGAATCTACAAAGCGCTTAAAAAAGATTTAAATGAAGTGATGAATGGGAGAGAAAATATATGCATCACGCGCGTAGTTGACAGGAAAATCGGAAAGACGTATTCGCTCGTGAGGCTAGCGTGTGAATACAATTTACCGATAGTTCCGCACAGGGACTTAAAGAGATTGTACGAGGAAGAAGCGCATAATAAGTTCGGCAAGATAATTAAGGTAATACCTATAAGCAGAGGCAGAAGCGCTAAAGAAAATTGCGACATTGTTTTGAAGGACGAAGGGGTATCCGTACAAGAGGTGATAGATTACTTCTGGCCGCGCAAGGTGAAGATAGTTGGAGTAAGTAGTATGTTTGAAGATTGAGAAACTTTTCGGAAGGAGTGATGGCCGTGGGCGGGAGAAATGGGCAGCCGGTTAGCTTGATTTTAGCAAATGGACGCAGCCATCACCTGACCAAAGAAGTGATCGAGCAAAGAAAAGCGGCTCAAATAAAAACAGGAACCAAGAGTCTCAAGTGTCCCGATTACGTCAGGAATGATGTGAACGCCTTCAAGCGCTGGAAGGAAATCATCAAAATTTATAAGGATGTTGACTTCGTTTCCTCTGGGGACGTCGGTATGCTGGCCCGTTACTGCATGACGCATTCGGAATACCTGAGACTTCTGGACAGCAGGAAGCACCTTGAAGCATTGGAAGCAGATTGGTCGCAATACGGAGATATACTCCCCGAAGATTTCTCATATCGAATAGATCAGATCTTAAAACTTAATCCGTTGCTGCAGCTAGAAACAGCAATTAACAAAAAGATGGACCTCCTCATAAAGATGGAAGATCGGTCCTTTCTCAATCCTTTGGCCAAGGTTAAAAACATACCAAAGAAAGAACCTGAGAAAGCTAATCCCTTGGCAGACAGAGGGTTTGGTGATGTGTAATGTTGCTGGAAGAGTTAATCGATTACTCCAACGACATCGTAGCCGGTCAGATCATTGCCTGCCAGAAACACAAATGGGCCTGCCAAAGATTTTTAAATGATATAGCCAACCAAGGAACCGAAGGGTTCCCTTTTATATTTGTCGAAGAAAAAGCGGATCGATTTCTTAACTGGATGCGGTTATTCAAGCACCGCAAAGGAGTGCTGAAAGGTCAGCACATCGAACCGCATATCATTCAAAAGTTTGTTTTCGGTAATATCTACGGCTGGATCAACGAGCGAACCGGGTACCGACGATTCAATAAGGCTTATTGGCAAGTCGGGAGGAAGAATGCTAAGTCCCAAAGCCTTTCGTGCGTTGGAAGTTATGAAGAAATGGCTTTTGGTGAAGGAGCCTCCGAGGTTTACTGTACCGCGACAAAAAGAAAACAGGCCAGAATAGTTTGGGAAGAAACAGAAGCGATGCTCCTTGGGTGCCTTGAATTAAAAGGGAAGTTCAAGATCGCATACGGTCAGATCAGACACATTAAAACAGGTTCCATCATGGAAGCACTATCCAAGGAAGATGGTAAGAAGGGCGATGGGTACAATCCCCAGTGTGGGATTATTGACGAGTACCACGCTCACGAGACTAGCGAGATGTACGATATTCTAGACAGTGGCATGGTGGCACGTCCGCAGCCACTACTCATGATTATCACAACTGCAGGATTTGACCTTACTAATCCCTGTTATTCCGTCGAGTATAAGCTTGTTTCGCACATCTTGGATCCTGATAACCCATATGAGAATGACAATTACTTCGTCATGATCAACGAATTAGACAAAGATGATGACATAAAAGACGAATCCGTTTGGGAAAAGGCAAATCCAATCGTGTGCTCTTATCCTGAGGGCGTTGATTCTATCCGGAAAAGGCTAAACTTAGCCCTAGAAGCGCCTGAAAAAATGCGTGATTTCCTCACAAAAACAGTCAATGTTTGGGTACAAATGAGGGAGTTTGGGTATATGGACCTAAGTAAGTGGGCTAAATGCGGGCAAGACTTTGATCTTGAGGTACTAAGAGGCAGGGAATGTACCATTGGAACCGACTTATCCTCCACGTTGGACCTAACCAGCGTTGCACACGAGTTTAAGATCGAAGGAAAATACTACATTCTGTGCCATTCGTTCATGCCTGAGGAAAGACTAAATGAGAAGATGGCAACAGATAAGGTCCCTTACGATTTATGGGTTAAGCAAGGATGGATCACGTTAACACCTGGAGAAGTTGTGGACTACGCTTTCGTAATCGAGTACATTAACTCCACTAATAAGAAATTTGGCTTCACCCCTAAAGAACTCTGTTATGACAAATGGAACGCGACCATGTTTGGCACAGAGATGACTAACCAAGGCTATACTTGCGTGGATATTAGGCAGGGTATGCAAACGCTCGGAGAGCCGACTAAGAACTTCAGGGAAGAAGTATACAAGGGGAATGTCGTACACAACAATAACCCAGTGCTTAGCTGGGCGATTGGTAATGCTGTCACAAAGATGGCGCCCAATGAAACCTTTATGCTAGATAAGTCCAAAAGTACACAAAGAATAGATCCTATTGCCGCGTTAATTAATGCTCATTCCCGAGCAGGGGTTATCGTGGAGAAAACTATTTACGAGAAACGTGGCATGAGAAGTTTGCTGTAGAAAGAAGGTGGTTAAGTGAAGTTCACTCAAAAAGTGAAACTGCTATTCAAGAACAACATGGAAGAATATATCCAAAGGTTTATGACAGGTGGTGACTTAGACGACACAACCCTTGGAGATAACGTTGACCCCATAACAGCAATGAAATACAGCGCGGTTTTTGCATGCAATAAGGTACTCTCAGAAACCTTTGCCTGCATGCCAGCAATGCTTTATCGAAAAGACCAAAAGGGTGAACGTGAATCCTTTAACGATCTTGCCATCTATGACATTCTGCACAACAAACCAAACGAAGAGATGTCACCCTTCAATTTCAAAGAGGCTTGTATGACATCTATTAATTTGGGGGGGAATTCAGTATGTGAGCGACTCGTCAACAAAAAGGATGAATTAGTAGGGCTTTACCCATATCAGCATTCTTTAGTGGAAATCAAAAGGGATCCTATAACAAGAAAACTTATCTACGTAGTTAAAACGGGAACAGAAGAAAAGACCCTGCAAAGAAACCAAGTATTCCATGTACCCAACATGAGTCTTGATGGAATCATCGGGCTTTCACCGATCACCTATGCCGCATCGGCCATTAGACTAGGCCTTTCGTATGAGCAATTTGGCGTTAACTTTTACAAGAATGGCGCGAATCCAAGCGGAACATTTGATGTCCCGGGTGAACTTGGGGATGAATCGTTCAAGCGACTAAAGGAAGAACTTAAAATTAATTACACGGGGCTTAAAAAAACCGGTACACCGATGTTACTAGAAGGCGGGATGAAATTCACTCCCCACACAATTAATCCTGTCGATGCACAGCTCTTGGAAAGTAAATCATTCCAAGCCGAGGACATCTGCAGAATTTACCGGGTACCGCAACATCTTATCCAACTCTTAGGCCACTCGACAAATAATAATATTGAACAGCAAAGCCTTGAATTCGTCATGTATACCATGCTCCCAATCTTTAAGCGGTGGGAAGAAAACATAAACATGCAATTACTCACCGATAAGGAAAGATTAGCTGGCTATTATGTGGAATTCAACATGGCCGCACTGCTTCGTGGCGATGCAGTAAGTCGGGCCACAGCCTATGCGCAAGGCAGGCAGTGGGGCTGGCTTAGTGTCAATGACATTAGGAAGCTTGAGAACATGCCCTCTATACCC